ATGAACCAAAGTAGAACCCTACGATGGCTAAAGCTGTTTGGCGGATCTCTGGTAGGATAACAAAACCCTGTACAGTGGACCATTCTAGGCGCTTGAATAGCCCTAGAAAGCCTTTGGATTCTGTTTGGATACTAACACCTATGTCCGTGAATGCGAAGACAAATGGGGCTATTACAATGGCAAAGATAACTGCCGCCGTAATTGCACGACGCATATATACACCACCACGGGCTGCTGCCTTATCTGCTGATTCATCCGCTACGGTCTGACGGGCAATCATACGCTCAAAGAGACGAGCCTGGTTGTCGGCCTGCGCTGCAATCATCTTCATTATGAAGCCGCTTACGCCCCCGCCTAGCATTGCTAATAGTTCTGGTGTCATAAGTTATTTGTCCTTGAGTTCCTTGATTACCTTGACTGCGGATGCAGTCATATAGACTAGAGTAGCAAGACCCACAACTAGTCCTAGGAGTTCGTTAATATGCCCCAGTTCGATGGTAGCGATAAAGCCCCCTGTGCCGATGGTTGATTTGTAAATGATGTCGTGCATTATGCTTCAATTGGTTCTGGTAGAGGTACGTAAGAGCTGACAGTGGCTGCTTGTTCTGCTGCAGTTAAGTTGTAGTCAGTTACTTCCAATGCCCACTTGTACTCAATGGTTTCATTGGGGTACGTGAGCCACCGTGTCCCTTGACCGTTGTCCTCAATCCAGTAGTCAAAGCCAATGTACTTGCCTTCCTCATCTGCACGATCAATGGCGGCTTCTTTAGTTTCGTATATTAAATATAGCATTATGCTTCTTCAATTTCTGGGTCAGGTGGTAGCAGTGCCAGGAATGCAGCTTTGTCTACGACTTCGCATTCTTCCAGTTTAGCTTGGTCAAGCATCTCCCACAGTTCGTGGTAGATACCGCCTGCGCCGACCTCTGTGTAAAGGTCACAGCAAGCACCGTAGCGTCCGTCAATCAACAGCACTGGGCTGATATGATTGCTAGTAGTCAGGGTGTCCTGCTTGGCAAGCATTGAGTCCCGCAGTTCTGCTGGGATCAGAAGATAGTTGTAGCTGTGTTCTTCAGCCGTAGGATTAGTCTCTAGGTATTCTGATGGGGTCATAATTAAATTGCTGCGATTTCTGTGATTAGGGTGTCTTGCAGACCTTCGAGGGTTGCAAGGTGAAGCGCAGAACCAGCGTGGTAGGTTGCTAGGCGTGCGTTAGTTGATGCCACAGAACCTTTCCCGAATACGCCAAGTTCAGTTGCGCTTCCCGCTACCGAGGATTTAGTGAAAGCATACGTTGTGCCATTGTTCCTGATGTCAATATTACTAGCATCAGGTCTATTTGCACCAAATAGTCCTGTTGGAGCGGTTCCGACTGCGGTGACGGATGAATTGATAGCTGCTGAGACTGCCGCCGTTGTAGATGCTCTAAGTCTAGTGACTATCCCCGAATCAGCAATTAAGAATCCACTTCCAGTAGTATGAGCATTTGTGATGTAGCACGAAATTGATGCGTCATTTTGCGCTAGGGCAGTGCCAAGAAGGCCAGTTGTTACAGTCTTGGTCGTGCCATCGCCCTTTAGACCTGTCAACTGATCCAAGTCACCTGCAACAAAGTTGTTGTTGGTCAGCGTCGGCATTCCATCACGAAGAGGAACTGTGATACCTTGTATCCCTACACCTACGAATGATGCAGCTGATTCCAGATCATCCCAGTAAGCTCCGCCTAATGCAACCAGTGAACTAATGTAATTAGTAAGGGGCTGTTTGTAAGGAACGTAAGTTGTATCACCAGCAGTGTCCAGACGAGCGAAGTAGTTAGCTGCTGCTGCTGCACCTTTAGCTGCTGCTACCTCGGAAAGTAATGTTGCTTGCAGACCTTCTAGTGTAGCAAGGTTGAGAGCTGGGCCAACGTGATAGGTTGCTAGGCGGTTATCACCGTCCACAAAGTTACTTGCTCCAAAGACATCAAAAGAAGTAGTGGGTTGGGGGGCTTGGCTTGCCCGTGTCAAGGTTCCACCCGCAGAATCAAACTGCCAGTCAAACTCAGCCGAAGAAGATCGAGACACACCAAGGAAGCCAGTCTTATTTAAAACACTGCCAGTGTAAATGATGGTGCGAGCCTGAGATTGCATTCTCGCCTCCATATTAACACCATTAACGGATAGGAAATTCATCGCACCAATTTCGTTAAGACCGCTACCCATCAGGTAGTCTACGTTAGAATAGCCACCAGCAACGGTAATGTTGCAAGACCACGATGCGTCATTTAACGTTAAGTCTGTCCCGACCAATCCAGTGTCAATTGACTTCGTGCTGTCATTACCTTTTATACCAGTCAGTTGATCCAAGTCACCCGCAACAAAGTTGTTGTTAGTAGGGACAGTCATTCCGTCACGTAGAGGAACCGTAACACCCTGTATCCCTACACCCACGAAGGACGTGGAGGATAGCATTGTATCCCAGTAAGCACCGCCCAGCGTTACTAGACTATCAATGTAGTTAGCTAGTGGCTGCTTGTAAGCCGTGTATGTCGTATCACCCGCAGTGTCCAAGCGGTCAAAGTAGTTCTGAGCCTCTGCCGAGAAAGCAGAGCTAGTGTATACCTGTGTTGCGCCAAAATATGCTAGGTTAATCTCAGTTGCTCCGAGATATACTTTAGTCGCTAATGCACTGCCGAGTGATAAAGCCATACTTTAAGTAATGATGTAGAATGTAGTAGCGACTGGTGTGCCAGCGTCGTACTCAGCTTGAGTAAGACTGACTGCATTCAGGACTAGGTCGCTGCCAGTTGGTTCGCCAGCAAGTGCAGTGTTGATCGTGTTGACCTCTGCACCTGCTTCGATGCCGTCCAGCTTGGTCTTGTCGCCATCGACAAAAGGACCTTCTACTGGTGGCTGCTGTGCTGATGCAGCTAGTGCGCCTTGTGCCGCCGTAGCGTAGTCCGCAGCTGCCGTGGTAGCCGCTGTGCCTAGTCCGAGATTAGTCCGTGCTAATGCGTCTGTTGCGCTCTGCAAGAAACTGTCGATGTCTGTTGATACTGTTATGTCTGCCATAATATTATTAGGTTATATTTTCTTAAGGTTGTAGGTAAGTGTCGCCTGCTGCATTGATGTAGGAGTCACCTGCTGCATTTACATAGGATCCAACAGAAGTAATTCCGTAGTGATTATCAATATTGTTTTCAATAGCAGCACGTTTGGCTGACTCGTCGGAGGGGTAGTAGATGACTTCGGATAAGAAGTTTGTTACCGTTGTTTCTTGGTTGTCAAATATCTGAGAATCAATTTTTAATCGAGTTTCTGTATTTACAGAGGTTGCGAGATCGGAGGAAGAAACTAAAACACCATCTGCATAAAGTGTATTATTCCCAGTCAAAAGAGCTGGGTTAGCTATAGCTGTAAGAAGCTGAACGCTGAGTACTTCTGCACGTCCAAGAAATACACTTCCCGAGGTCCAGCTAGGACTAGTTGCTGCTAATATTCCATTACCCTGTTGTAAATAAATAAGGGGTTTTCTCTCCGAAGATGCGCCGCCATTGGTTTTTGAAGTAAACCGAAGGATATCATTAAATGGATCATTGCCATTTCGCTGGTCATCAAAATCGACAACAGCAAACAATGAGTAAGTGCCATCCGCTGATAACATAGGGGTATCGTCTGGAAGATCTAATTTAGCTCCTTTACCATTAAGTGCTACCTTACCATCACGGTCAGTAACCAGCACCCCAGTATCAACAATCTTAGGCTGCTGACTAGCAGTCAACTGAACAGCATCATTGCCGTTACCTGACTGGTCATACCAAGTCTCCACAAAGCCGTTGACAGTATTGTCGTAAGCAGGGATACCAGCGATACCGTAGACCTCACCGATGTTGGCCTCAAAGGCTGTACGGTTGTCTGATTGGTCGGAGTTGTATAAAATAGCTTCTGAAATCTTTCCAATGTAAGCACCGTCCCCAATAGTTATATCTGACGAAGTGACATTTGCCAAGGTTCCTCCACTTAGTGAATCTGGCGTTAGTAGGCTGCCTTGATAATACAAGTCATAACCGTCAATAGTCGTTGGAGCGTCGGGGCAGACCAGAGACAGTAGCGAATCTCCAGAAAGAATGGTGCTGTCGTAGTCCTGCGTAACAGCATTAAATCTAAGATATGGCTCTACCGAAAGCGAGCGAGCAGCCCCAATTCCACCGCCCAATTCAACCAGATACCCAAGATTACTATTTGGGGTAAACTTAACAAAGTAACTCTGCTCCTTTCCACTAAAGCCAGAAGGAAAAAGCTTTTCTAGCTTTTGAGCCCCATCAAAGTCGATACCACCAGCAACCAGCACCCCAGCATCAACGATCTTAGGCTGGCTCGCAGGAGTCGCTTGGGTAGCGTGGTTAGTGTTGCCTGATTGGTCGTACCAAGTGCTGACGTGTCCGTCTGCTGAGGTCTGGGTCAGCGTGATGTTTGTGATGGATACGTCTGCGACTGCTGTGGCCTCAGTGCGGAAATAGATGCTACCTGTACCGACAGTGACAATTGCTGTAAATGTATTACTTCCAGATGCTAAAGCTTGTTGATCAAAAGAATCTGGCTGGTTGTTATTTGTAATAAAGCAACCAGTCAGTGAACCAGAGTTAAGTTGAGTATCAAAAGTTATATCGTAAGACCCATTGCCAGCAGTCCCGCCAGGTAATAGAGGCTTAAAGCCAGTAGACCCCTCATTGTTTACCGAGAAGTCAAACCCTGTAGCCGTTTTGTTGGTAACGTTACCAATTAGACCGCCTGATTCTGGCTGTAAGTCCAACTTGTCTACATCAGCATTCACCCAATCCACCAGCGTCCCGTTGGACACCTCAACAGCCGTGAAGGAACGCACTTGGTCGTCAGAGGTTCGACGTACCTCTACCACGTTTCCTGTGTAAGAATTACTAAGGTTACGTAGGCTGTAAGCCGCCGCAGCTGGAATAAGAGGGCCGTCACGACCCGTAGGTGTAAGCTCCCGTAGATCCAGCGGAGGTATAATCTGCTGGTTTACCCAGTTCTCTACAACCGAGGTATTAATATCTTGAGCCGTAAAGTCCCGTTCAGCATTGTCTGACTCACGTCGAACACGGACAACCGAAGGGCTATCCGATCCTAGGTTGCGCAGACTGTACGCAGCAGAAGATCCTTCAGCAATCTGAAGGAGGCTCTCGCCAACTCTATCCGTGATAGCAGTATGGCCAAGGGAACCCTTTAGGCTAAGATACATATTAGTACTTGTG